CTCTAGCCATGATATCCTGCATACCCCCCCAAGGAATGAAATTTGCCAATATTATAGCAACAAAAACAATAGTCCACAATTCATCTTTCCAAGAGCTCTTAGAAGCGTCCATTGCCATTGTCTCCCAATTGGCAGTGCCCTCTGCTATTTTCTGCTCTTTTACCGCTTTTGCTTTTTGTATTTGTGATTTGCTGTCCAGATAAGAAGTACCTAAACCTACTATTGAACTAACGATCTGACCTATCATTGTCACCCCCTTTAGCTTCTTTGTTAATGAATACCGCAAAGCTTCCTGTCATTGCTCCTGTGACTACTGATATAAGTGAAGCCATCTGTGTGCTCAGTTCTGGCTGTGATAAGGCAAACTCGATACACCTTATGTAAACTAGCGTCATAACAAGCATCATAAATCTAGGTATTATTTGCCATTTATTTAATGTTTCTGGTGTCATTTTTTAAAACTTTCATTAAGTGAATCTACTACTTGGTCTATGTTGGGTTCAGAACCACCTGGATCATAACGACATTGGAATTCGACCGGGCACTCTCCTTCAACAACTAAAGTATATGTATCGTTTGCTCCTTTATATAAACACACTTGTTGACCATTCCTTGCTTTTTTTCTCTTATATCTTCTACAAGTAACATATTTTGGGTCTTCTCTCATCTCTTATCTCTTGTTCCCATGTCCAGTCGCTGAATTTTTTTAGAAAACAAGTAAAACAGTTCTTGATATTGTCCGATTGTGCGTAATATATCACCTTTCCATTCGTACAAAGCCATTCAAAGGTTTTTTGTCCACCTTCTTTTCTGACGCATTTATCCCTAGTCTGATAGCCACCAACCCCTGTCCAACCCCATGAGTGAGTAAACAAAAAGACCCAAAAGACCAATCCCAACACTAAGAACAATAACAAGTGCAACAATGGTGATAACCTTTTCTTTGAATTTCTGCTTGTCATAAACCTCCTTTTGTCTTCTTTTTCTTATGTCTGCTTCCATTCGCAGTAATTCGTCCCATTTTGACTGACCATGCGAGTATTGAATAAAGGTTCTCAAGTCATTTCTTTGTTGTTCTAACTGGGTCTTAGCACTAAATGCTTCAATGGCTTCTTGCTCAATGGTTTTGCCACTTATAACTTTTCTAAACAACGATGGGTTTTTTGCTGACTTGTGGGCGTTATCAATATCGGACACTGCACCCATCCACCTAGACAAATCCTGTGACATCGCTTCAAGTTCTCGACCTGCCATAAATGCCTTTTTTATGCCTTGAAAAGCTGTACTGGCTACACTTAAACTGGCGGTGATACTTATAGGGTCAAACATTTAACAACCCCCCTGTAGTCACTTTATAGAACTATAGTGTTGAAGATAACCCCAAATGAACTCAATACATAAAAGGCGGTTATTGATATGACTATTCTTTCAAGTCTCGAAACCCTACGCTCCATGTCCTGTCTAAAGTGGTACATATCGTTTTTAAGTACGCTGAGTTCCATAAGTATTGCGTTTATATCTGCTTTGGTCATTCTTCGGCGTCCTTAATCGTCAGTCCTTGTTCTTTTACTTGTCGCATTATTTCTACGTAGTGTCTGTTGTTAGAGGATAGTGGAACTACAGATGGTTTACCATCTATTGTAACTTTTATAGAAACCTTTGTTTTACCATCTAAATCATATTTATATTCAGGGTTTTCTATCTTCATTTTATTTCCTTTATCATAAATCTGCATCCGCAAAAATATACGCACCACTGCCTTCAGTTTGAACCATAGCACCTTGTCCATCTGTTCCAGAAGAACTTACGCCTAAATTTAATCTACTACCAGTTGATTTAATTAGGTCAAAAGGTGTGCTGTCATCTACTTGTCTCGTAGTACTGCCACCTTTATATACTTTTGCAAAATTATTACCAGATGTAGTCATAGTGGGCGCATCTCTCATTATTCCAAAAAAAGGCATATGAGCTATAATTTGCGTGCTATTGTACCACACACCAGAACCGACTGATTGGACAGAACCCCATGATTGAAAATACCTCTGACACTTTTTTAGGGTTGTTCCAAAATCTTCGTTCTGAAAATCTGAATTTTGTGAGCCGACTTCTAATTGAACTCCTGTAAGGTAAAAGTTATTGCTTGTATTATCCATAGTATTGACTTGACCAGAAGCTTGATTCGCACTTGTATTATGCCAAGTATTTTCAGTCAGTGTTCCTTCATCATACTTCATTAACCACCAATAAACTTGTAAACTATTATTAATGTCATCATCAAAACCTGTCGTTTGATAGCCCACAAATGTTACCTTTTTATGTTCCCACGTATTTGCTGAATTTATTGTATAAATTATAGAGTTATAATAACCTGCATCTGAATGTGTTAGTTGGACTATATGTGTTCCTGTTTTTGGTGACTTTACCCAAAATGAAAGCGTTAACGATTTTGCATTGCTTGTACCATATAATAAATGTTGTAAATCCTGTCCCTCAAACTTTGTTCTTACCAAAGCATAATTACCAGAAGAAGGAGTACCACTTGCAGTTGTAACATCGATTTTTAGAGAGTTAGCAAATCCTTGACCAGATGGAACGTCTGTAGATTGTGATGTTGTAACTACTACAGAACCATTTTCTGCAAACTGCCATCTATCACACGCAGTATAACCAGATGTTTGATTTGTTTGAGTCCCTCTTTGGCTAACAGTCATTGCACCATTAATTATGATATTAGACGAACCTGCACCAATATTTAAAGTTCCTCTGCTCTGTAATTTAGTTAAAGGCATCTTTTATCCTTTATTTGCTTCTTCAAGTTGTTTTTGTGCTTCCTCATCTCTTTGCTTTCTGTTTTTATAGTCTGACCTAGAGGTGATAAGCTTTACAAAGTCGGCTTGGTTGCTTGGTATTGGGTCTGTGAAAGAACTATCATTCATAAGCTTTGTAGTCCATTCCTGTTGCATCCTTTTCCAACAGTTGTTTATTTTGCCTGTCATTGCGTCTTGCACCCATTGATTTATATCAACCAAATCATTGTTTAACATAGCTTGTTGGTTGTCATCGACCTCTATTTTTAATGTAAGTTTTGCCATTTTTATTCCCTTTTTTTAACACGCTAGATAGCCAGAAAAACTACTACCTGACGAAATGTCAAGTTGTTGATTTCCCCCTTGCTGTCTTATTCTCACAAATGCTGTGTCACCTGCATCCATATCAGCTAACGTACTTACGCTCATAACAAGATATGTGTTGTCTTGATCAAAAGACTCAGGGTCAGTTGTTGCATAATATGAACGATTGCTTGTCACTAATGTTACTTCAACATAAGATGCGTTAGTTGGCATTTCATTTGTATAACATTGAACATTTATTTGGTATTTTCCTGTAACTGGTGCGGTAAATGTGTTAGATGCAAAATTATTTCCTTGATCAAAAACCTCATTATCAAAAGTTATTGTAACATTGGTAGTGGTGGCTATATTTTCTTGATTAGAAGTTGGTCTTACTAAAAACGCAGGTTGATTTGGCATAGTTAATTGTGAAGGTGCTTCTAACTGCCCTATAGCCGTTGTGCCAGACCCACTAATAGAATTTATCTTTAGTACGTTCCCTGCGGTTAGATTGCCTGTAGGAAGCGTTAGCGTGTATGACTGACCTGCGGAATGTGCAGGTGACCGCAACTTTACCCCATGTGAGTTTTGTGAACAATTTAGCTGTAGTGTTCCGTCTGTCGTGCCATCGCCTTTTATAGACAACCCTGCACTTGATGAAGTCGAAACAAAGTTAGTCTTAGCGTTTGTTACTGTGCTATCGCTTGGTGTTCCTATGTCTAGCGTGTTTCCTAAGACCAGAATAAAATCTATTGTGTCGCTAGATGATAAAGTACCGCTTGAGGGTAAGAATGTAATTGTAGAACCAGAAACAGAATAGGCGGTTAGGGGTTCTTGTATAACACCATTCAAAGAAACCAACATATGCAAGGCTGATTCTGGAACAAAAGCCACCCCACCATTTAGAAGATTATAGGTATTGGTGCTTGATGTTGTTATTGCATCTAGCTTGATATAGTTCCCAACTTGCGGTGATTTGCCTATATATGCCATTAACTTTCTACTTCTATATGTTTTTTATATGCTGTTTTTATCTCATTTGTGTGAAACTGTTTTACCATTGCTTTTACGTCTGCACTTTCGTTGGTGCTGTCATCATTTGGTGCTACAACATGGCGATGATAACTTCTTGATATCTCTTTTCCATCTTCTTTTATAACTGTCGCTGTTCTTACTTGTATGTGCTTGAACTCACCTACAACTTCTATTTTGTCTTCTACTAATTCTTTTGTTATTGCCATTTTTTATATCCTTATAAATAAATTTTATGCAGAAGGGTAGCTCAAAGTAATAGATAAATCTGAACCACCAGAAACATTAATATCTGAAATTTTTATGCTTGAATCAGCAACATTTACGTCATTATCTCTAAGAACAAAAAAAGCGTTACCATTTTGAATTTTAGCCACTACATAATTTTCAAACGTAATTTTATCTGTTTCAACTGCTCCAATCCCAAATAAATAAGATGAGCCTAGAAGGTCTGCTGTGAAAGGTAATCCTCTTACATGAATTGAATTACTACTAGTCATGCCACTTGTATTTATGTTGAATAAGGTACAATGAATTTCAACATGTTTTCCTATTTTAATATATTGTCCTAGAAAAGTACCACTTGCAGTATTACCACCACTACTTGAGTCTGCTACAACTGGTGTGAAACTCCCCTCCTCATAGTCGTCAAGTAGTTCCGATGACATGGTTGTTCCATCACTCGTAGCTGAGAAACTAATGCCATGACCACTTGCTAGGGTAATATCACCATCTGTAAGTGTAAGACCATTAGCTATTGTTGGACTGTTTTCTATTTTTGACCCTGTAACAGCATCATCGGTAATTTTTGCGGTTGTAACGGCTGTGTCTGCAAGTTTTGCTGTTGTTATCTGACCATCTTGTATATCAGCACTTGTTAATAAGGCTGAAGCAGGTTGTACTCCTATGAATGGCATTGTTTCCCCTTATGTTATCTCTAATATGCTAAGTGTAGCGTCTATTTTACTGGCAACACTACAATCAATCTTTAAAATATCTGTGGTCTGCATTACCACCTTACCCCCTGTAAGTAGTTCTAGGGTTGAGCCATTTGGTATGCTCACATCTTTTGCTAGTAAAACTGTTTCGTTTGTTTCTGTGTCGCTTGTGTCGGAAACTAGCTGAACATCTACTGTAACCGCTGTTGTGTGTATATTACAAAGCAATAAGCCTATGACAACTGTGGTTGTTGAGCTTGGTACTGTGTAAAGTGTTAATGGCGTTCCCGCACTTGCGGGCATTGCTCCGTTGGTTTTTACCTTAAATGTGTTAGCCATGTTTTACTCCCTATCCTAGAGCAATCGCCAAAGGTAAAGCATTTGGGTCAGTTTCTGATATAGTACCAGTTGTTGACATTGTGCTACTTATTGCATTGCTTGTTATATTTATTGAAAACAACTCAATATTATCTGAACCATCGTTAATCTTTACTTTTAGTGTGCCACTTGTTCCATTATCGACCCATATTGTGCCTGTAGCGACTGAACTAGGTGCTGAACTTCCTATGTGTGAAGTATTCAAAGCCGTCAAAATATTATTCAATTCAGTTCTAAAAGAACTAAAACCTTGATTTGCTAAACTTACATCTGAAACCTGTGCCATGATTTTTTATACCTTTTTCCTGTTAACTTTGCAACCCAAATCCCTTTGCTATGTAGTCAAATGTTCTATCAACCGCACCCCCACTAGAGTTCGCAAAGGCTATTGTAAACCCATTTACTGTCTTAGAACTTATTGTGAAAACATCACCAGTAGCCATATTTTGTGCGGAAATACCTATTGCAGGTGCTTCAAAAAATGGGTTTGTATATGTTACTGTTTTGCTACCGCTTGATGTTGTCAAATTACTTTCCGCTAAAGTTCTCTCTTCCATATTTAATTTAATCACAATTTGTTTTACATTACTAGACGTTTGAGCATCGTCATTAGACAACTTAAGACGAAACTTTGCAAACTTAAATTTAAATGTTGCTGACTGAGTAATGTCTTGGAAGCTTGTGCAATCCGCTAGTGAGGTTGTTGAGGTTGCTATCTGTACCCTATGAAAAGCGTGTATTTGTTCCGTCCCGTCAAAAGGTGCTTTCGCTTCATCAAATAATAAAGCACCTCTACCACCATCGAATAAATCATAGGGGTTTTCAGCGTCTAGAGTAATACTTGGTTCTATATTTCCATCGAATATTTGGGTTAGTGAAAGTGAATTAGTAAAATTATAAAACCCTTTTGCATCTCTGTTTGTATTATTAAAGTTTGGGTTTGAGGTTGTATCTGTTCCCCCTAGTTCGAAATCACCCTCCACGCTATCGAAATTACCTACTGTATCGTCAAAATTTGTTACTGTGTCTAAAGATAGTATCACATCTCCGGAGGGGTCTATCTTGACAGCAAGCGGAAATGTTGCGTCCATTTGGTCTGAAGCGGTGAAAATATCGGGTGTTTCTGTGAATGTTGATATTTGTTTGTAGGCTTGTATTCCGGAAATGTTTGTAGTTACGATTGTAGCTTCTGCGGAGGTGTTGCCGTTTTTATCTACTGCTTTAATAAGATATGAGCCGACCCTTGCCGGAACTACGGCATTATCGCATTTTCTTCTAGGACATCTTACAAGATTTGTCGAATTGAGCCAATTAGCACCAGTAGTAACATTTTGATAGCGTATTTCGTAAAAAGAGATGTCGAGGTCACTATTAGCTGAAGGCGGTGTCCATGTAAGCTTTAGGTGGTCTTGACCATGTAACTCAACCCCAAAATCTTCAACATTGCTTGGCGGTTCAACACCCCCTACTATTGCCCTTGTTGTTGATATAAAGGTACTCTTAGAACCTATAGTGTTTACTGCTCTTACTCTAACTTGATAGGTTGCACCATCAATTACGTTAAGGTGTTGATATTCCAGGATTTTTCCGACTGCTATTTCTCGAAACGAATCACTTACAGCGTTTCCATCTGGGTCTAATGTTTGCTTTATTTGAACTTCATAATTATCAACAAAAAGGTCTGTAGACGCTCCGATAGTAATTAACATTCTAGTGATAACAATTCCATCAGCATACTCTACTAATTCATCCCCTAATGTAATACTTGCAGGGGGTTGAACTGAAAAAGGATTAGGTAGCGTTGTGTCTGGTATCGTTGGTAACGCTTGTTGTGTTCCGAATGTATAAAAGCTATCTTGATGCTCCGAACATTGAATACTTACAGTATGGTCAGCATTTATTGATATTCTTTGTACTCTAAAGGGTTTTGCAGAAAAAGCAGGGGTTGCATGAGTTACGTTTACAATATCCCCAACCGCTAAATCTAACGCTGTTGCATCGGCTCTTAGAGATATATCTAAACTTGAGCGTGACCGCCTTAGAATTATTTCTGCCATTTCTTGTGCTTGATGGGCGTTTGTTATCATGGTGTAATCAAAACGACCCTCTAAAAGCAATTCACCATCTGCCGTTTTCATAGTTGCGTGTTGGTCTGCCGATGCCAACCCTGTTTCGTCAACTGGTGGGAATTGTACTGTATCGGTCTGAAAGTTTTTATTTGGGTTAACAAAAGTAACAATTACCCTGTTATATCTTGAATTTTTGTTTTTACTTTGAACAGTAATACCGCCTATTATATTATCTTCTGTAAGGGTGATTGATGCAGAGCCTGTTGTTTCCACTAAGACGTTATACTTACCACCAGAAAAGTTTAGATAAGAACGAGAACCTTTAACAAATTCTTTTACATTATTTATAGCTTTTCTTGACGTATCAACCACCATGTGACTGTCCATAAGGTCTATCTGACTTGCACCGCTGAAAGGAGTAATATTTGCATCACAAACATCTGTGGCGGTCTGCCAATCTGCAAAGTTACTATCAAAATAACTATTAGCTATACCCATGCCAAACCTTTCGTTTCTAAGGTAGTCTAAGAGCTGTAATATTGGGTTGTCTGAATATGCCCAAGTGGAACTGGTATCTTTTCTATGGCTACCGCTACCCCCTGTGACTGTGCTATCAAGATTTGGGTTGTAAATTTTTCTTCCTTTTATAGTTGCTTGCACTCTTGGCAATGAACCAAACTTATCAGCATTCCACTCAAACCTCAGTGCAAGGTAAGCTAAACCTCTCAGTCTATGGTTTGAAGTCCATGAAGTAAGTGTAGATAACAGGGTTGATGCTGATTGTGAGTCTGTTCCTAAATGTGCCTCCACTGTGATTAAACTTGAATCAGCAAAGAAATTGGAATCAGAGCTCGCAACTGTTCTTTGTGTCCCATCGGTCAATGCTCCGCTTAGAGTAACTTGATGATTATTTACAAATAATGTTTCAACGCTGTTTATTTCCCCTTCACTGAGAACCACCGCCATATATAGATATTGATTATCTGTTCCAGACGTTTCAACAAAGACAACATTACCACCGACTTTTCTAGTTCCATAAACTACAGGAATACTTGAATTAGCGGTAAATTTATTGACTAATATCCCTCTTGCCTGTTGTTCCTCAAACTCCTCTGAAAACTCTGGTATTTCTGGCTGTGGTACTACCCAACTAATTACCTCGTCCACTACATCTACAACAACGTCAACTACACCAGTTACGACATCACCGACAAAATCGACTGTTTCCGTTATTACATCGCCTACAAAGTCAAATACATCTTCTACAAAACCGCACATTTAAAACATTCTCCAGTTACTACCCATATTTTCAAAACCTAATCGTTCAAAAACTGGGTCTTTGTGTAGACCTGTGCTTATTGACAGTAACATTGGTAAACCTTCTGATACATTTTTGACTGAATCAATAATGACTTTCACTAAGTTATAGGTTCTATATTGCTTTCTGACGTACAAAACATGGATATTCATTAGTTTATCTTTGCTAAACCAATATTCTGACTTGTGAAACATACACAACCCCATAATTGTTTCTGAATCTAAATCTTTAGCAAAAATTATCTTTCCCTTTTCTAAAATAGTGTTGATGAATAGTGTAAGTTTTGCCTTGTCAACTTCTGGAAGTTTTTTATCAAATAGCTCACTTTCTTTGAACTCCATCAGCATTTCATAAATCATATCAAAATCTTTTTTTTCTGCTTGATATAAATGTACGCTACTCATTCCCTACCCCATTTGATGTCTACAAGATTTAGTGCGGAATACTCCATGCCTTTGTCAGAGGAAAAAAATCTTTTTTGTGAGTTATCTGATGTTGTTCTACCGCTTTTTTTTGAGAAGTTACCCCAATGTGACGTTACATTTAAACTCAATGTAGCAGTATTTGTATTATCAGTAATTTTAAATTCATCTATTGTTCCATAAAACAACAGAAATGGGTCAGCTATTAGTGCAAGGTTTGCGTCAAAAAATCCCCTGTAGATAAACACATCATCATTAATTATGTTTTCGCTCAGTGCTATGGAAATATATGTTTGGTCTACGCCAGATAAAGAAACGACAAGACTGTTTTTTGAAGGGGATGCGGTTTCACTTACTGCGGTTATTCCCCTTAAATGTCCGTTTGCTTGGTATGTTCGTGATGTTCCAGAAACGCTTGAGGTAATATCAAAGCTTGCATTTGTAAGATATACCCTTGATGCGAACCCTAAATCTAATAAAATAACTGGTTCAATATTTCCTGTGGCTAGTTCTGTTTTTACTGCACTTGTTAAACCTCTAGCCATTTATAAACTCTCTATTACATCGAACTCATAATTAAATAATAAGTTTCCATCCTTATCGTTTTGCCCTGTTGCGAACTCTTGAACGTCACTCCTAAGGTGGACTGTAAAAGGCACTGAATCATAGGTAACCGCACTATTATCCGCTAGTGCTTCTCTAAGGGGTGGTTCTATTGTAACTGTTGAAGCATTACTGGATGATGTTGCATCTTCGACAACCATATAAACTTTATCATGGGAAAATTTAATAAAGTCACCTGCTTTTAATCGCCCTGCTCCATCCCCTGCGAACCCATCTATAGCTATAGTTGTGTCAGCAACCGAATGAACACCATTTACTAACAAAGTGCCTGTTTCATTGCCCTGTGCGTTTAGAAAGCTTGGGAAGGTGACTGTAAAATTATCTTTTCTGTTTCTCTGCTTCATTATAAAAGCCATCACAGGTGCAAAGTCTGCCCTAGTCATGGGAGGATATGAAAGAGTAAAACTAAAGCGTTGACCTTGCACTTGTCTTCTAAATGTCTTCCCGCTATCCGTTTCACTAAACAAAGTCTTTTGATTGCTCTTGATATTGATAGCTATAAA